CCTTGAGGCTTGGGGCATCAGGCTTGGCTGTCACAAGATTGGTTTCACCAACTTCGATGGGGGCTTAACAGAAGAGATGGCTACATATTGTGAGCAAGATGTTCAGCTAACCAACAAACTCTACAGCCATCTGGTTACAGCTATGGCTAAGGAAGGTTTTAGCGATCAGAGCATTCAGCTTGAACATGAGGTTGCTCTCATCTGCAAACAGATGGAAGACAACGGCTTCATGCTGGATGAACGCAAAGCAATGATGTTGCAAGCTGAGCTTAGCGGACGCATGGCTGACATTGAAACAAAGATGCAGGCTGTGTTCCCTCCCATTGTTGAAGAGCGCATCTCTGAGAAGACAGGCAAGAAGCTCAAGGACAAGACCACCATCTTCAATCCCGGCAGCAGACAGCAGATATGTGAACGGCTACAGGGCTTGGGTGTTATCTTCTCTAAGAAGACAGACAAGGGACATTTCATTGTGGATGAGGTGGTGCTAGAGAGCATTGACCTACCAGAAGCAAAGCTTGTTGCTGAATATCTGATGCTGCAAAAGAGAGTGGCACAGATTGGTAGCTGGCTTGAGCTTGTTCAAGATGATGGTAGGGTGCATGGCAGGGTGATCACCAATGGTGCTGTGACAGGCAGAGCCACACACAGTGGCCCCAACATGGCACAGGTGCCTGCTGTTGGTAGTCTCTTTGGTGCTGAGTGCAGAGAGATGTGGACTGTGGCTAAGGGCAAGGTGCAGGTGGGTGTTGACCTCTCTGGCATTGAGCTTCGTTGCTTAGGCCACTACCTCCAAGACAAGGAATGGATTGAGGAGCTATTGAAGGGAGACATCCACTGGTTCAATGCTCAATCATTCGGCTTGGTGGCTAAAGGCACAGTGAAGGATGACAACAATGTTGACCACAAGAAGGCAAGGAATGTAACAAAGACCCTTACCTATGGGGTGTTGTATGGTGCAGGTGCAGCAAAGGCTGGCTCCATTGTTGGTGGCAACAGCACCAGAGGTAGAAAGCTGATAGACAGCTTTGTCAATAACACCCCCGGCCTTGCTTCTTTGAAGAAGAAGATAGGGAAGTTTATGACCAAGGGAAATCTTCCCGGTTTAGATGGTAGGCGTGTATGGATAAGATCGGAGCATGCAGCCCTTAACACCCTGCTCCAATCCGCAGGTGCCATCATTGCAAAACAGTGGCTTGTAGAGGCTACAAAGGGCATTGCTGAGGCAGGTATAGATGCTAAGCTGGTTGCCTTTGTCCACGATGAAACACAATGGGAAGTGGATGTTGCACATGCACAACAAGCTGTAGAAATAATTGAAGCTGCTGCCACAAAAGCTGGTGAGATGCTACAATTTAGGTGTCCAGTAGATGCTGAGGGAAAGATTGGCAACAACTGGCGTGAATGCCACTGACGATACTAGTGGGTTTTGATAAAGGAAATTGATAATGAGTGAAAAACCAAAAGTGAAAATTAAGTGTGACATTTATTGGGCACAATTGAACAAGATGAATGAGTTGAGCAATGCTTACCAAGTCAATCTTTGTAACTTGTCAGATGCTGCTGTTGCTGCCTTGGAAGAGATGGGCATCAGCGTGTCAGAAGACAAAGAGAAGAGGGCTGATATGGGGCGCTACATCACCTGCAAATCTAAGAACCGCCCCATCAAAGCATTTGATGTGGATGGTGATGAGATTCAAGAAGATGTGGGTAATGGCAGCAAGGCCAAAGCTTTGGTGGGTGTCTATGAATGGACATTCAAAAACAAGAAGGGCTTGTCTCCCACCTTGATTAAACTTGTGATCACTGACCTTGTGGAATTTGCAGGTGGTGGTGACTTGTCTTCTAACGATGAGGATGTACTGTAATGCAAATCAAACTTGATCTCCATATCGACACTGTGAATGCTGCTCTGACAGGATTGGGAAAACTTCCCTTTGAATATTCTGCACAGCACATCACTGCCATTCAGCAACAAGCTGCTCCTCAAGTGCAGGCTGCTGAGCAAGAAGCCAAGGCTAAGGAAGCACAGCTTTCGTTGTCCCCTGAACAGTCTAATGACTGATGATAGCCTTAGTTGATGCCGACATCATTGGTTATCGACTTGCTTTCGCATGTAAGGAAGAAAGCGAAACAACTGCTAAGCACTCTCTTAATAGTTATATCGCTGACATCCTTATGTGCGGGGTGGACAACACTTTTTCTGGTTGCTTTGTTGATGCTTGGAAACTCTATCTAACAGGTAAAGATAATTTCAGGCTTGATGTGGCAAAGACAGCCGTGTATAAAGGCAATCGCACAGCACCCAAACCCCAACACTTAGCTGCCCTACGAAGGCACATGGTGAAGGAGTGGGGTGCTGTTGTTGTTGATGGACAAGAAGCTGACGATGCTATAGCTATTGAAGCAGCAAAGCTTGTGGGTGGTTGTATCATCTCCTCTGTAGATAAAGACCTCGACCAGATTGAGGGATGGCACTACAACTTTGTTAACAAAAGAAACTATTACATCACAGCAGAGCAAGGCTTATACAATTTTTATAAGCAGATACTCACTGGTGACAGTGCAGACAACATCATTGGTTTGCGTGGCATTGGGAACATAACAGCAGACAAGATGATGAAGGAAGCTGTATCTGAGCAAGACATGTACAAGATATGTGTTGATGCTTATGAGGGTGATGAAGAGCGTGTACTAGAGAATGCTAGACTGCTCTGGCTTAGACGCTATGAAGGACAAACATGGGCACCACCACTATTGGAAACAGTATGAAAGACACACAGATAAAACCCAATGACATTGCTGTCATCCTACGACCCAATCACCAGAGTGGTGTTGAATGGGACGGCGACTTTGAAGTGTTGGTAAGTGGCTTTGGCCCTGTCACTATGGGCAAGGATGACATTGACAAGCTCATTGCTATGGGTGTGTTGCTTGCTTCTGTCTTTCCATTTATGGAAAAGAATGCTGACATAGCCCACCTAATCATGGAGCATTGCAACAAGTTTTATGGTGATGTTGGTGAAGTGGACTTCGATCTAAATCATAATAGCTTTAGTGATGAGTTTGTACTGACACCAGACACAGCCACAATTGGAGGAAAACATTAACATGAACATAGCTGAAACACTAGATGAGCGTGGAAGAAAGTATGGCACCTACATGGGGCTAGCCACCATTGCTCAAGACCTTAAGCAAGTTGCGAGAAGTGGGGCAAACTATCATCTGCTAGACCCAGACATGGCTGAAAGCTTAGACATGATATTTAACAAGGTTGCCCGTATTGTTAATGGCTGCCCATTCCACAGAGATAGTTGGCATGACATTGTTGGGTATGCTGAGCTTGTAAACACACGCTTGGAGAAGATGGAATGATTAAGGTGGAAATGTCTATAACAATATACATCGACCCTCTTGATTTGATGTCAACATATATTGATGAGGAAACCATCAGAGAATATGTTGAAGCTCCCATCAAAGAAGCTTTGTCTGATGTTAACGAATTGGTAATCAATCACATTGACATTGAGGGACTAGAATGAATGAGTCCCTTGTTGTCAACATTAGACAAGCCTCTAATGGTTTCATTGTGCAGTATGAAGAAATCCATAAAGGTTTAGAAATCTCTGCTGAGTTTGTTGCTCTAGATCTTGAAGAAGCTCTAGACATTATTCAGGATATGTTCTCACAGGAACAGAGCAGTGCCGACATGTCCAACATCTTGGACACACCCATTGAACAAGATAAGAAATGATGGACAGTGGACAGATGCTAGGTTTCGTAGCTTTGTAACATCAGCCCTTAGAGCAGCCTCTCGCAGGTGGCCTCCTAAGTATGTTGCGTTGAAGGCTGCGTTAATTGGTAGGAAGAAGAATAAGAAGACAGGCATGCTGGCACAGCATTATAAGTGTGCCATGTGTAGTGAAGAGTATGTAGCTGCTGATGTGCAAGTTGACCACATCAATCCAGTGGTAGATCCTGCCAAAGGATTTATTAACTGGGACATCTACATTGATCGTATCTTCTGTGAGGTGGACAAGTTGCAGGTGTTATGCCGTAACTGCCACAAAGAAAAGACAGCAGAAGAAAAACTTTTAAGGAAAAAGAAATGAAGATTGATTTTCAAGTTGTTAAAGAGAATGAAGATGGTAGTGCTGATTGCACCTTGGACATGGACAAAGATGCTATGCAGGTGCTGATTAACTTCGGCTTTGTTACGATGTTGTCTAAGTCTATTGAAGAAGGCAAGTTGTATACCCCTGAGTATGCTGACAAAGAAAAGAAAGACAACAAGCTGGTGCCTATGAACGAGGATCAGATTAATGACATAGTTGTTGATAGCCTTAAAGAAACCTTTGAAATGCAGTTTAAATCTCTCTCTGACCATAGAGATGATATTGTTTTCCAACACCAAGTGAAAGAAGCCTGTAAAGTTTTATTGAGCTATTACATGATACCTAGTGAAGCAGCAGGATACATTGAAGATGTAGAGGAAAGCAACTAACATGCACAATTATAGTTTTTATTTTAATGATAATACACACACAGAACACACTGTAGGTATGCAGATATCTATATCAGAGGGAGACACTTGGTGTAAGGTGTTAGAAAGCTTTCTAAACTTTTTAGAAACTGTGTATGGCTATCCAATTAAAGAGGGTGTGCTCTATCTGGATGAGACATATGATGTCCATCCTTCTAGAACAGTGACCGCTTACTTAGAAAATAAAGATAAAGCAGAGCCTTATAGCTCCTAAGTTTTTGGTATAACTGATCCCCCTCTGGAGCTTTCTGCTCCTTCACCTTCGGAGAAAACCCCCCATGCAAAACACATTGACCCCTTGGTCAACCATCGGCTATATCACTTACAAAAGAACCTACTCACGCCGCCTCAATGAGACTGACATCAACAGCCCAACAGAAGAATTTGAAGACACTGTTAATCGGGTTGTAGAAGCCACTAACAATCAGCTAGGGTGTGGCTTCACCTCAGCAGAACAAGAGCGCCTACGGGGCTATCTGCTGGGTTTAAAGGGCATTGTTGCTGGTAGGTTTCTGTGGCAGCTTGGTACCCCCACTGTTGACAGGCTTGGCCTAGCTAGTCTACAGAATTGTGCCTTCACTGTGATTGATAAACCCATTGAGCCTTTCACTTGGGCTATGGATTTGTTGATGCTTGGTAGTGGTGTAGGCTATAACATCCAGAGAAAAAATGTTGAAAAACTTCCTCCTGTTAATGTACATTTTCGTTGCCCTACCCGCACTGATGCTAGTGACGCTGACTTCATTGTCCCTGATAGCCGTGAGGGATGGGTTAAACTCCTTGGTAAAACTCTTAAAGCGGCTCTTCTAAGCGACAGCGAGAAAGCTGCCACCTTCACCTATGGTGCTCAGCTTGTGCGGGGTAAGGGTGCTCCCATCAAGGGCTTTGGTGGCACTGCCAGTGGCCCAGAAGACCTGTGCAATGGCATCACCAGCATCTCCACTGTGCTGGAGAAGAGAGCAGGCAAGCAGCTTCGACCTATTGACTGCCTCGACATTATGAACATCATTGGTTCCATTGTGGTGGCTGGTAATGTAAGACGCTCTGCCCAGATTGCCATTGGTGACGCTGATGATGTTGAATATCTGTTGGCTAAACGCTGGGACATGGGCAACATCCCCTCATGGAGAGCCATGTCAAACAACAGTGTTGTCTGTGATGACATCAATGACTTGCATGAGTTCTTCTGGGATGGATATGAAGGCAAGGGAGAGCCTTATGGCCTCATCAATTTGAGACTGTCTCGCAAGGTGGGACGCTTGGGTGAGACAGAATATCCAGACCCATTGGTGCAGGGCTACAACCCCTGTGCTGAGCAGAGCTTGGCTGATAAAGAAACCTGCTGCTTGGCAGAAATCTATCTGCCCAACATTGCAAGTCAAGAAGAATTTATTGACATTGCCACCCTGCTCTATCGCATTAACAAGCACAGCCTTGCTTTGCCTTGCCACCTAGAGCAGACAGAAGCCGTTGTCCATTCAAACATGCGTATGGGTATTGGCATCACTGGTGTGTTGCAATCAACAGATGAGCAGAAGTCTTGGCTTGATGAGACATATACAAAGCTGCGCTCCTTTGATAAGCAATACAGCAAAGAGCATGGCTTCAACACATCAGTG